ATAACACATAATATACCAAGTTGGCATTTTGTTGGCGTATTTTATTAGTACATATAAATTGAGTAGTTAAACAAGAAAAGAACTTATTACTTTATGACCAAGCCTAAAAAAAATTACGCAACCTTATACAGGGCGCAGAGGAAGAAGTTTTATAAGCACCGGATTAAAGATTTTAAAGAAGAACTCAATGATACTGAATATTCAACCGCGCTGGCACAACTTAAATTAGAGCACATGGACGATCTGGATATTATTACAGAGGTGGAGAGGGAAATTGAATGAGTAAATCTGGATGCATGAGACTTAATAATATGGCGGAGTTTGAGGCGCTGAAGAACAGAAGCAGTTCAGCGGTTGAAGCCGCAAACGCTTATAAAATAGGCGTAGGTGGCGTCAATAAATTCCATGCCAAAATTACAGAAGCGGACGGGATACGTTTTCATTCCAAAAAAGAAGCGCGGGTATTCCGGGAGCTTCAGGCGCGGCAGCACAATGGCGAATTGAAATATTTTTTATGCCAGGTGCCCTTTATGCTCAAGGGGATCAATGAGCGAGGTAGCAGAACAAAGCACTTCCTTGATTTTATGGCGGTCCGGACAGATGGGCAGATTGAATATATCGAAGTGAAGGGAATGGATCACGCAGTCGGTAAATTGAAGCGCCAGGAAATTGAGGCGATTTATGGGATAAAAATACAGGTAGTTTAATGGAAAAATTATTTCCGACAATTTTAATTATTTTAGATGTGTGCGCGGCTGGAATGTATGTTTCGTCTGGTGATTGGCGTCATATTATTTACTGGATTGCTGCGGCTGTTTTAACTTTTACAGTTACTTATTAAGGGGAAGGGTATGGCTAAAGACCCAGCATTTTTATTCTATCCCGGTGATTGGGATGGTGGCACAAAACTATTCTCAAGACACGTTAAAGGAGCCTATATGGACTTATTAATGTGCCAATTTCATAATGGTCATATGACCTCGCATGATTTGGTCTTTATCCTAGGTCAACCTGACTATGACCTATATTGGGAATCTAAACTAAAATCTAAATTTACTCAAGATTCTGAAGGTAGGTTTTACAATCAAAAACTTGAAAGTGAGCAAATTAAAAGAAGAAATTGGTGTGAATCAAGAGCAAATAATAAAGAAGGTAAAAATCAATATAGTGGTCATGTGACCTCACATATGGAAAATGTAAATAAAAATGTAAATGTAATTAAAGATAATAATAATATTGAAATTAAATTCAGTGAATTTTGGAGGTCTTATCCAAAGAAGAAGGCGAAAGTATCAGCAGAAAAATCATTCAAAAAAATAAACCCAGATGAAACGCTTTTTAAAATAATAATTTCCGCAATAGAAAAATCAAAAACAACCGAAGAATGGATTAAAGAAAAGGGAAAGTTTATTCCCCATCCAGCGACATGGTTAAATAATAAACGCTGGCTTGATGAAGATGTTGAACCTCACCCACTGGACGGGATTGTTTCAGATAAAACAAAAGGCACAGTAAAAATGCTTGAACAATGGAGGCCGCCGGCATGAGAGACGAAATTAAATTCAAGGAATATTTAGCGACTCTTTGTGAATTACATGATCGCACGATGTCAAAATTACTGACTGATTTATATTGGAAAGTATTGGAGCCTTTTAGTGATGAAGAATGCGAAGAGGCTTTTAAATTGATTATTTATGACAGTAAATTTTTCCCCAAACCTGCTGATTTTAGAGAAGTTCTTTTAGGTAAAAAAGCGAATAAGGCGACAGAATCATGGTTGGAAGTTTTGGGCGCGGTATCAAAAATAGGAAATTATCAGTCGGTTAAATTTGATAATCCTGTAGTTCATTCAGTGATTAATGCAATGGGTGGTTGGCCTCAACTTTGTATGATGGAAAAAGCAGATGAGAAATGGAAACAAAAAGAATTTGAGCGCCTTTATGAAGTTATCTCATCACGCAACGGAAATCATCCCGAATATTTAATTGGTACACACGAACAGGAAAATTTCAGAACAGGCCAGGAAGTTGAAACTGAAATAGTACAGATAGGTTTTATAAATAAAACAAAATTATTGCAATAAATAATAGGGTAATTATGGAAACTAAAATATGTGAGAAATGCAAACAGCCTTTTGAGTTGCTAAAAAAGCCCGGGAAGCCCCAAAAAAATTGCACGGCTTGTGCCAATAGCAGGAGGAAAAGTAGTAAGACAAGATTGACTAAATGGGAGAAATAACATGGGGCGGCTCCCACTACCTTTGCCGCGCTTATATTGGGGTACAGTATCAGCGTTGATTTTGGGAGCAGCTCCACTAAAATTAAAACAGGAGGAAGTTATGAAAATTTTAAAGATCGTGGTGGAAGTCGTGGAAGGTCAGAAGTTGACGTTGACGGGTGAGCAGTTGGAGGAGCAGCAGGGATTGAAGCGGGATATTATCGATAAGCTGGCAAAAATGGACGGCGCGAAATGTGAAAAAGAAAAAATAATGGCGGGCCCCGATAATATCGGAGGATAAGTATAATTTAGTTCCACCAAGTTGGGCAATATGCAGGTTGATGGTAATTTGTTTGGCAATCCCTACCGGAATGTATGGGCGGCTGTAATTTTAACCGCGCTCGATGATTTAAAGATCAGGTATGAGCAAAATCCAAAATGGTCCAGTGGCATTGAAAGACAGAGGAACCGCAGGCAGGCAATTTGGTTTTTCAACTATCCATCGCAAAGCTCGTTGTCCTGGATATGCGAAAAATTAAATCTTGATTTGCAGTCCACAGTTAAGAAAGCGCATGAGATTTGTCCAGAGGTCAAAATAAACCTTAGTATTGAAAAAGCCGAATGTTATCATAAGGGCGAGGCCGAGAAAGCCGTTTATGGCTGATTTTAAAGGGGTGATTAAGTGACTATTAAGAAAAAAGCTAAAAAAAAGAAGAAAACCGTCAAAAAAGTGAAAAAAATAGTAGCAGAAGAACCCCTTGACGATAAGGAAGAATGGCTTTGTAAGGAATTTGTGGCTGACTATGCGGGTAATCAAGTAAGGGCTTTTATGCACGTTTACCCATGTCAAAATTATAATTCTGCCAGAGTTGAATCATCAAAAGTATTTGCAAAACCTAACATAAGAAAGCGGATTAAAGAATTAGCCGAGGAAAGAAATAAGCGCTTAGAAATTACTGCGGATAGAGTGTTGGCTGAATTGGCTAAATTATCTTTTTATGATCCCAGGAGCTTCCATAATTCTGACGGAAGATTAAAGCCACTAAATGAACTTGACCCTGATCATGCCGCGGTTATCTCTGGAATCAAAACTACTTGCAAAATAGTAGGAGACGAAAAAGACGGCCTTTCTATTCTTACGGATATTAAACTGCCAGACAAAGGAGCGAACCTTGAGCGGCTAGGTAAGTATTTTAAATTATTTACTGAAAAGAGAGAATTTGGGTTGGATGAAAAGTCAATAGAATTGATTTTATCAGCCTTACCCCCTGAAATAGCAACCGCCGTAAGGCAAAAGCTATTACAAATCAAGGAATAATAAATGCTTCAACCGGCACAAATAGATAAGATTTCCAACGATGTTCTGGCTAGTATATTAGCAATTATGAAACCAGGAACAATCAAGTCTATCCAATCAAAGCGTTCTTATCTCCAATATGCCAATGATCCGGTTGGATTCTGTAAAACTGAACTAGGCGAAACCCTTACCGATGATGTTACAACCATGATGGAGTCGGTCAGGGATAATCTTGTTACGGTCGCTGTCTCTGCCAATGCAACCGGGAAGACTCATGGAGGCGCACGGGTGGCCGTTTGGTTTTACAAATCCCATGAGGATTGTGAAGTGTTTACGGCCGCAGCTCCGCCATATTCCAACCTTGAAAACCTGCTTTGGGGTGAAATCGGCGACGTTATTAATAAACATCCTGAAATGTTTGCCAATGATGAAATGACCTCTTTGGATATTCGCCGCGGTCCAAGAGACTTCATAACCGGCGTTTCAATTCCAAGCTCAGGAACGGCCAAAGAGCGCGAGGCAAAGTTCTCAGGAAAACATCAAAAGCATTTACTCTTTGTCCTGGATGAAGGCGACGCCATACCTGATGATGTTTATGCCGGTATTGAGTCCTGTATGTCCGGCGGTTATGTATTAAGGCTATTGATATTCTTAAATCCTCGTCAGGCAGCCGGCGCGGTTTACCGGATGCAGAGGGATGGAACGGCTAATGTTGTGCATTTATCGGCACTCAGGCACCCGAATGTCATTACAGGTCAGAATATTATTCCCGGCGCGGTGGATCGAGATACAACAGTGCGCCGTATCAATGAATGGACACGACCGGCAAATCCCAATGAGAAGATTGAAAAGGATTCTCTTTTTGCTGTGCCTGATTTCCTGGTCGGCGTGACGGCGCCAAAGAAGGGCGGCGGTGTTTATCCCCCATTACAGGCAGGAAGGCGCAAAATAACCAATCCTGCCTTTTCCTATATGGTTTTAGGCCAGTATCCGGCCCAGGGCACAAACCAGTTAATCTCAAGAGAATGGATATCACGGGCCAGAGCTCGTTACGATATGTATGTTTTGGAGCACGGAGAAGTGGCACCCATGGGAACTATCGGTATCATGGGGCTTGATGTTGCTGAAATGGGAGACGATCTGAATGTAGCGGTTGGCCGTTACGGTGGATATCTAACGCCATTTGATTCATGGGGAGGCGTTGATCCGATTGTAACCGGAGACAGAGCGGTTGTTTGGTATAAATCCCATATAGGAATATCCTCGGCTAATGTCGATGCTACCGGCGTAGGCTCAGGCGTGGCTCCGCAAATGCAAAGAAATGAATGTGTCGCCCTTGGCGTTAAAGTGGCTGAAAGGCCTACACTAAAGACGGATATGGGCGATTTTACACAGAAGCGCGATCAACTTTATTGGCTAGTCCGAGAGTGGTTACGCACCGATCCTTCGGCTATGTTACCGCCAGATGAAGAATTGCTCGAAGAACTGGCTGCGCTTACCTATGATACGGATTCAGGTAAAATAAAAGTAATGAAAAAAGAAGATGTGAAAGAGATTTTAAAGCGTTCTTGTAACAAGCTAGACGCCTTGGCACTGACCTTTGCCGCTGGCGGGAGTTTCTTTTCTGATTGCGTCTTTGGAGTGTACCCACAATGACCTGTATTATTAAGAAAATAACCCATCCTGAAGCCTATGCGCTCAGGCAGGCGCGCATTGACCATGCCGTCGTTACCGGCAAACCCATGGTTGAACGCCCGTTCTATTATGAAAATATCGAGAACGGCGAACAGTACCACGATCTTTATGGCTGTATTGCCTGGCCTACGGAAGTAACTGAAAAGGATATCGGCAGGCCGGGATATGTCGGAATTATTGCCGTTCTTAAGACGACAAAACCAATTGAACAATCCGGATTTCTGTTAATGGCTGAGGCTGAGAGCAAGGACGTAGCGACTTTGTTGACCCATGCGATTAATTTCCGAGAAAAATATGGCTACGGTGAACATCCAACTCTTTTGTCTTCATGGTGGGGAGATCCGGAGCGGTTTATCACTACAATAGCCCTATTCAATGCACATATCCCAAGTAAGGAAATAGTCGTTTCTCCGCCCGTGGATTTCTACGAACCTAAAGCGTTTGATAATTACAGTCATTCATTGCGGAGCGTAATCACGCCTGGGCGTGTACGTTTCGGCTTTGGAAATAATACAATCTTGATGAACCGCTTGCAGGGATTATTTAAGCGTGACGATCCGGCTGTTCTGGCCGTAGGAGGGCTGATTCACACGCTGTTATTATCATGCGAGTGGATGGATCAGCATCAATCAAATATGTTTGTTTTGGAGGAAAATTAAAATGTTTAATCTCGGAGAAGTTATCGCATTGATGTGTTTCGGCGCGGTATTGCTTATGGGTGGCGTCATGGGCGGCGGGTGGCTTGTTTACAAGAGCAGAAACGCCGTACCTGGCGAACGCCTGTTCGGAGGGGTGCCAAAGGGTGAAGTTTTTACCATGAAGGACGAAATCGACTCTCTCAATGATTCATCTGATGGCGCCGAAAAAGAAGTATTGGCGAAGAACAGGATTTTTAATGCTATCTTTGGAGACGGAGAAACTAAACCTTAGTTTTGAATTGTTTTAGGTGTAGAAAGTAAGAAATTATCGGAGGATTTATGAAAGTTAAATGTCCAGCTTGCTCCAGAATATGCTTTGAAACAACGGATAGTTTCAGCCCGGACCTGCCACCCCACGGCGGCATGGTTCGCTGTCTTTTGCAATATCAAATCGATTGGCTGACCAGTCCAACAACACCACCCAGCGAAATGTGCTGCCCTGAATGTCTGGCTCCCCTGGTGGTAGGTGGCGTTCTGAATGTTGTGATGCCTATTCGTGAGGCGGGAGAAGCGTTTAAAGACGAAAAAGTTATTGATGGAGGCCAAACGATAAAGACAGCCGTTCTGAGGCCGGACGGAGGAATTCAAATCCCCAATCCGAAAACAGAGGAAGAAAAGAAAGCATTTAATGATTTAATGGATGATTTTTTCGTTAAACCAAAAACTGAATTTGTCTGCGACGTATGCGGCAAGGAATGTAAGAATCAATTTGGATTGAACAGTCATAAGAAATCACACAAGGGAGGAAAGTAATGATCAGAATGGTTTATAGTCCAGCAGGAATAATTATTGGCGAGAAGATAGGCGCCAGCAACGAAAATGTGATTGCCCTTAAGAATCCGTATTTGCTCATTGTGCAACCTATCGAAAATCAACCGGGACAAGTAAATGTTTTTATAGCCGAGCTTAGAGGCAAGCCAAAGGGAATGGAAATTGGCAATGACTTCCTGAATTACGATGTGACCGATGAAACTATTTTAGACACTTATAAACGAGCTACCAGCGGATTGACGCTGGTAAAGAAACCGCCGCTCGTTGATAGCAACGGGAGAGAATTGCAATAATAAAAAATTAAAGGGCTTTCCTTTTGCTGATCACAAGGGGGAACTCAAACGAGAACAAAATTAACGGCTAGTAGGCAGCCTACGCTTACTATGCCGTTTTTTTGTTGCCCGTAACAGGAGAGACACCATGCTTAAGAATGATTGGAATTTGTCAAATATACCGCCGCAGAATGATCCTGATGTAGCGGAATTCGCCAATTCTCTCTACGAAGCCGCGAAAGCCGAAAGGGAACGACTCGGGAAGCCAAAGGATTTCCTGAACAACTTCTCTATGTATAAAGGACAGCAGCCGCAGGCCCAAACGTCGAGAAAAGGTTTTGGCGGTAATAAAAGCAGGATAAACACGCCGATTAATCTGTATTTCGCTAATGTCGAGAGAACGGTATCCAATATCACCGCCCGCAATCCGGTAGGTGAAGTTGTGGATCTGGATGGTCAGAGCGAAATTGAGCAGGAAACAGGAATCACAACTGAAAACATTCTGAGCATAAAACTGAAAACGTGGTGGAAAGACGCGAACCAGCAGCAGAAAACCCGCCAATCCGCCCGTCAAATGGAAATATACGGCATAACGCCTGAACGTCCGTTTTGGGATAAGGACAAAGACCGGCCGGATATCATGCCGACCGACCCTTTTTGTCTGTTTCCGGCCCCAGGTAACTGGGAAAACCTGGCTGAAGAACCGCCCTATGTCGCATTCGCCTATGTTGGGTTTGTTTCCCTGATTGAAGGTTTTTACGGTGTGAAGGATATCGCCAAAGAAGAAGCGTATGATCTTTTAGGGCTCGAAAGAGAAACTTATAAATCTCAGGGTTACGGAACAAAAGAGACGATAGGCAATTACTCAGATCCCATGACGATAAAATCACATTCAGACAGTGATATTAAGTCACTGGAGCGATGTCTCGTGATTGAGGTATGGGTAAGGGATAACCGCAAACGTGAAGAAAAAGTCACCAATCCGATTATTAATGAGGCCACCGGAGAACAGGCAGCCGATCCGATAACCGGCGAACCTCTTTTTGAAGAAATATCCAATAAAATTCCTGTTTACCGTGACGGAATACGGAAGATAACCTTCACAAAAACCAAAGACACCAAAAGCAATAGCGGATTTGTTGTGCTGGATGATAGCGCAAACCCGAACCTGAATCCCGCGCTGGCGGATGAACAGGCCCGCACAACGTATCCATGGGGAAAAATACCCTGCTATTATGCGAATTCTTATAAAGACGGTATGTCTATTTGGGGATTCTCCGCGGCAGAGCAGGTCGGAGACCTCCTGCAAAAAATCAATGTTATCTTTACCAAGCTGGTTGCCTATGTGATTAATGTCATGGCTCCGCCTCTCATCGTGCAAAAGAACTGCGGGATCACCAAGGAAATGATTACCAACTCCATTCAGCAATCCGGCCGCCTGATTTTAATGCCGTCGATTCCTAATGCGAGAATTGAATTTATGATAATTCCCAACCTTCCGGAGACATTCTTTCGTGTCCTGGAATTACTCATCATGTTTTTTGATCGTGTCTATCAGATCGAAGACGCTGATAGAGGCAATGCGCCCAAAGGGATTATTGCCGCAAGCGCAATTGTAGCCCTCCAGGAACGCAATCAGGTACTCATGCAGGCGAAAACAAGCGCGATTGACTATCTGGCAGAAGAACGGAGCAAGTGGATGATCGGCCTCATGCAGAACTTCGGGACCAGAGAGGAATCCGTAAACGTCAACGATCAAACAGTAGCCTTCAGGGGCGTTCAGTACGCCGGCCGCAAATTTAATTATATCGTGGAATCCGGATCAACAACACCGAGAACGTCATTGCAGAATCAGGAATTAGCGTTCAGCCTCTTTAAGCTCAACGCAATCGGGCAGCGCGGACTTTTAGAAGCCCTGAACTGGCCGAATTGGAAGGCGGAAATAGAAAGAACGGCAGAGTCTCAACTTGATCAAGCTCTCCAGATATTGATCGATGCGGGACTTCCGGAAGAAGAGGCGGTTGCCATGAGGCAATTATTATTGTCTTCATCAATTCAGAATCAACAGAACAATCAAAAGAAAGTGTCGGGCACCAAGAGTGTGCCGACCGTATAGGAGGAATGTAAGATGGCTTCAAAAGGAGGAAAGGCGCTTGATAGGAGTATGATGGACGCATTGAGAGACCTAAACAACAAGGCTGCCGATAAGGTGGCAACCGGAATTGATAAGGTCTTTACCAGTGTGAATAAAACGGCAGAGGCCGCCGTGGATAAGACAAAACAGATGAAAAAAGATGCTGGTGAAGTGACTGATTCGTTTAAGAAAGTCGATCTTAAGCGTCCTTTGGATTAGGGGAGGAGGATAAATAGTTTATGCCAACTTATCAATACGAGTGCCCACGATGTAAAAAGATAACTGAGAAGATCCACCGGATTGACAGCATTCCTAAAAAAGCGCGGTGTGAAACAAAGGGATGCGGGCGTATGGCTAGGCGAATAATTCCCCGAAGTGGGGCGATACGGTGCGACAGTATCAATGATGTGAAATGGTTAAAGTCGTCTTTAGCGACCTTACCCAGCAATGCTCAACATATCGAGTCACGATCAGAGCACAGAAGGTATCTCAAAGAAAATAATCTATCCTCAGTAGGGTAATTAATGGACGAAAGAGACCAGAAAATTGAAGAAATAAAATCCTCTGTGCGGGACAAAATAAAAACCTTAGTTTTGAATAAGGTAAGTGGTAAGGTTCTCGTAACGATTGAGGTTAATATGTCGCAAGGCTTTATTGGAGCGGCTTTTATCGAAAACAATCTGAGAACGACGAGGGAGAAAATATTCTAATGTAACATAACGGAAGCTAAAGAGCTTATTAAGTGATCATAGCCCGGAAGTACGACAAACACGAAAGTGTCCGTACCTCCGGGCTTTTTTTATTTGTTTTACCACACATCGGGCAGCTCAGCCATCGGTCCGCAAGGGCAGCCGAAATCATACTGAGTCCGGGAAAAGGAGAGAGAAAAATGGAAGAGAATGCGAATGATCAAAATGAAGACAAGGGGATTGCCGGAACAGGTTTTAAAACACCAGAAGAGTTAGCCGCTGCATTTGTTAACGAACAGTCGCAAAGAACACATCTGGAAAAGAAACTTGGCCAGCAGGGAAGCGAGTTAGGGCAGTTGCGAACTCAGGCGCAAACACTGGCCGAGACCCTGAAAGAAACTCTCGGAAAGGGAAAGCAGGAACCCGCAGCGCCGGGAGCGGATTTTGACAAGGAAATTATGTCAGCACAGGCCGATCTTAAAAAACTCGACCCGATGAAGGACGATTTCGCGGAAAAACAGGCCGATCTTATCAATAGGATTACCGACCTGAAAGCCGAAAAAGTCAAAACCACCGTCCTTAAATCTGCCGGCGAACTGTTTCAGAAGGAATTGCAGGACCGTGACGTGAAAACGTCACAGAAAGAATTCCTGAAAGCAAACCCCACATTCAACACGCCGGAAATGCAGACAAGAATCAATGATTTCCTGTCTCAAGATGCAACCGGTATGCACGACAAAATGTCGGCGTTCGCTGAAATCAAGGCGATGGACGCTCAGGCAAGAGCAAACGACCTTGAGCAAAAAAACGCGGAAATGATGAAAGCCCTTGATCTCCAACAAGGCAAGGACTCAACGGGGAAAGTGATTGTGAAAGGGCAGAGCCCCGGACAGATCACCAATAAACCAATTTTAACCGGCAAGGAACGTGACGCTGCCATGGCCGAGGCTTTGGCTAAGGTAAGTGGCGGGTAACTCCTTGCTTCACATAGAAAGGGGATAGATTATGGCTCTTCAAGATCAATTAAATGCGACCACAGCGGTATACTGGAATTCAGTAGTACCGGAAGATATTTTTAATACGGCATCCGCATTGCTTTGGGCATTGTGCGGAAAGGCGAAAGCGGAAGACAGCCTGATTGTTCAGCCGGAAGAGACGGTTGACGGCGGTTCGATGATTAAAGTTCCGTTGATTAACGCAAACTCGAATCATGGAACCTACGGAGCTACCACTGTTATTAACCAGTCCAAGAAAGATCTTGTGACTGCCGCACGTTTCGGATGGGGAGGCGCTTACGGTTCAAACACCCTGAATCTTGACGATAAAATCAAGAATTCCGGCGCTGAGGCTGTTATCCGTTTGACCAATCAGTATATGGAGAACATCAAAGAGTCTGCCCGTGTCGATCTGGCAGCTCAGGTGTTAAGCACAAAAGGCACGGGAGACGGCATTAACGGTCTGTTGGATTTATTCAACATTACCGCTGCCGGAGTTGTCGGTGCGACAAGCGTTGAATACGGATGTATCGCCCGTTCCGAAGAGGCAAATTGGATAAACAACGTCATTGAAACGGCGGAAAACATCAACTTTGAGACCATGCAGGGCATTTTCAGGGCTCCGGCCGCAGGCGATGTTGATAGCAAACTGCCGAATTTCTGTTGCACCACGACCATCTTAAAAGACGCCTACGAACTGTCGCTGCATCCTCAGCAGAGATACGCCAACGATACGATGGTACAGGCCGGGTGGAGAAATATCATGCACAAAGGCGCTCCCATTGTATCCGATAGTGGCGTACCTACCGGCTGGTTGTTCGCACTCAATCTCAATTA